GCCTCAGTCGTCAAGTGCGCTGAGGTTTGTCCTCCACCGAGGAGGCGCTACGCTTTGTATGAGCTTCTTGGCAACAAGAGGGTCGACAAAGCGTCGTGCATGGGGTCGGGACAGTAATGTCTCGACTCGGTGAAGTATCCTTGGGGTGGTAGAAGTCGCGGACAATAGGTGAAGTGCAAGCCTTTTTGTCCGATGACTGTGTGAAGAGGAACGAATCGCCGAGCGCAGCCGCTCTAGAGACACGTTCTGAGCCCGTTTGTTCATACGGGAGCGAGTCTTGAAGCGGTTGCGGTCTAAGGGGATGGATTCGGGTGCTGCTCCAGCGAGTAGTAACCGGGCTCTTTGGGCGGTACGGTAAGCAATTACCATATCGGTAAAGGAGACTTTACCTTCGAGTCTCAGCTCGATGTCCTTAAAGCAGCCGGTGTGGTCGGGGTCTGGTGTGCGCGACATTTGGAGAGGACCCTTCCTTACCAGAAGGAAGAGCGATCCTAATGTCGGGCTATCCAGGCCATTTCCACCACTGGCAATCCGTCCCCCTGGCGTGCGGCGTGGGGTGAGTCTTCGGAGGACTCTTCTGGCGACCGGAAAGGCAGTTAATGCCTGAAGGCCGTCGGCGACCGCGAACGTGTGACGTGTGAAACGACCAGTCAACTTTCCGGCGGTGAGGGCGGCTAGGTGCCCAACATCACGGGACTTAGCCTGGCCGCTACCGGTAAAGTAGACAAGTTTCTCACAAAAGACACCGTACCTACCGAAGAATGACTTGGACTTGTTCACCACAAGTCCCAGCCGTTCCAGGTTGTATATGTAGGCGTCTTTCTGGGATGCTGTGCATACAGCTACCAGATCGTCGCCGCATATAGCGTACGATGTCCTACTCATGTTCGCGTCCCACGCAGCAAAACCGTTGAGGAGGGATAGGATGATCCATGAGGGGCCTAGCCCCATATGGATACCGGACTTGGTCGTCCGACCATCTTCTAAAAGGTGGCATCCTAGGAGTTTCTTAACGAGGGGGACATCTTGCGGGCGTTTGAGCCTGGTGCATAGGAGTTCACCTATGTAACAGGCGAGCTCATGCTCGATGTAGTCGGTGGCCGCGGATAGGTCCGCAGAGAAAATGGAACCTTCTCTTGGACCTTCCAACGTCACCTCCCTCCCTTTAAGGGAATCCCGTGTGGTAATGCATTGGCGGAGGGCGCCTAACCAGCGTGCCGTCAATTGCCTTGCTACATAAACCTCCTCAGCGGGGTGAAGTGTTGCGACCCGCACCTTTCCGCCCATCTCATGGATGGGAAGGGGTCGCAATGGGGTGAGGTCATTCGCTTCATAGCGTTTCCGAACCTCGTCCCCGGGTTGGGGAACCAGTCCCTCGGTGATGTCAGCTGCTTCATCGAAGAGCCTGAACAGCTCTTCGGTGTCCAGTGACGCGAGGTAACGAGTTTCCCACACGGGTTCGAGGGGAGGATCGCAAAGAACGTCTAAGACCTCCAAACACTCCTTAAGGCGCTGTTCTTTCAAAGCGACGGCCAGTCCACCCTCGCGGGTGGAGTGTGTTATGCAAGCTTTGTTGTTCAGCGGCGGTAGGGGCACTTCGCCGGGGCGGGGTTTGATGGGCAGTACCTCGAGGATGTACTTCTCGAGACGTTGTCGTAAGTGGGGAGTCAGGACAGTCGCATTGGCCGCATTATGTCTGACCAACTCCCTGACCTCCCTACTTGCTACACCGAATCGGTTGTACACCCTCGTGGTTGCTGTCTCAAACCACCTCGCCTCTGTTCTCTTCACACTCTCCATCTGTTTGAGTGGGTGTGGCGGCCAGGGGATGGCTCTCCCTAAAGTGGAGGCAAGGAAGCGTTTGCGCGCGACCTTGTCAAGTCCACCGGGGAGCCTCTGGGCAACACACTCTCTCCAACAGTGGGAGGCGTCGCTTGCGGCTCTCGGGCCGTGAGTGATGAGGGCATGTAGCATACGTATGAACTGTAGCAACAGGCGGAAGTTTCGGGGACCCCTGAAGTCAGTGGGGTCACCGTGAACAAGCTTCCACGCTGTTACTATAGCGTCATACGATTTTGCAACCGTGTTCTTTCTCTCCCACAAGATGTGAGATCTACCACCATCCAGAGAAGTGACGAAAGTCACGAACCTCTGGACCCGCGGATGCGGCTTACCCATATGGGTAAGACGCGAGGCAAACCGGAG